TGGAGAAAGACAGCGAGTACGCATGCCTGGACTGCATGACTAGCATGACCGACCCGAACGGGACAAGGGCCGTGATGGAGTCCGCATCGCGGGCGTTCTGCTGCAAGACGAACTCGTTGATGTCAGGCACGCTCTCCGGCTCGTCCACTTCAGAGAAGTAGATGGAATTGGACTCCGTGCCGCTGGTGTCCACGCCATACCAGAAACGGTCTTGGAAGCGCACCACCACCGCCTTGTTGTTCGGCGGCGGCGTAAAACGCATGGCATTGAGGTCGCCGTTTGGCAGGACAATCGGCATCGCCGCGTAGCCGGCCCGGTCGGGGTTCCGCACCTCTTCGTCAGTCAGGTCGTCAACGAACGAGGTGGCCGTGCCTACCCTGTACAGCATGAGCGCTTGGTTGCCGGTGGTCCGCCACAACTCGACCGTCAGCGTGCGGCCGTCAGTGTTGGTGGCCGCCGGAACTGTCCACGTCATGGACCTCGCCCCCTCGCCGGCATCGACCTCCAGCACAGGCGACAGGTTGCTGGGGATCGGCCCGCCGTTCGCAGCAAGGGTGTTGTCCACGTATCGGTAGTAGCACTGGTACTTGCCTCGCAGGTGCGGCCGGGCCACCGCGAACGCCTCCGCGCCGCCTGCCACAGCCTGCACGACCGGGACCGTCTTGAATCCGCCGCCGCCGTTTTCGACAGTGACCGACGTGATTTCGCCCTTGCTCACCGCGCATGTCGCATACGCCCCAAAGCCGGAGGACGAGACGATCTTGATCTCGGGCGCGACGACGTAGCCGGTGCCGCGTGCGGTGGGCGACACCGTGATTGCCTTGAGGGAGTACCGCTGTGCGGCCGTGTTCTTGGAGTGGCCTGTCGGGTAGCCCTCGATGATGAGGTTCTTGGTGGGTCCGCCCACGAGCGGCGCGATTGTGATGGTGACCGCCGTGTTTGGGTCATAGCCCGACCCTTGCGCCTTCACGCTGACGGAGCGCACGAACATCGAGGAGGCCCAGTACACAAACGCCATGCTGCCGACGCATGTCGTCCGGTACACCTTCTGGCCGTAAAAGTTGATCCGGGCCACAGCGCCAGAGCCAACGGCCGCCCCCGTGACGGTGTAGTTCAGGGAGAGCGCGATGGGGTAGTAACTTGCGAGATTCGTGGGCCCAAGCCCGCAGGCGTTGTGATACACCGACGGCGAGACGGAAATGGTTCCGGACCCGTTGCTGATCGGGATGTCTACCGGGCCCCACGTTCCCCACTGCGTGCGGTACGCCAGCGTATAGTCTGTCTCATCATCGAACGGCGGGCCTTGAATGACCTCAAACTGCGTGATCGCGTCTGCCGGCGGGGGCGCGCCGTCCAGCACGGCAGTCAGCACGGCGTTCTTTCCGTGCGTATCGGAGAGCGTGATCGACGGCGGCTCGGTGTAGTTCTTGCCGCCATTCGCAATCCGCACCTCGCTGACCACCGACTGGTTGAGGTAGGCGGTCGCCTTTGCGGGCACATGCCCAGCAGGCTGGGCCGCGAGCGTCGTGAACGTCACGACCGGCGGGGCGTTGTAGACGGCTCCCGGCTTCTGCACGTCGGCCCGAGCGACGTAGTAGCGCGCTGGCGTCTGGAGCGTAATGGCTGGGGCTGCGGCCGGTGCAGCAATGCCGGCATTGGTTGCCGTCCCGGAGCCGCTCCACCGCTTCGGCTGCACACCCGCGCCCTGCGCGATGATGATCTCACCGTATCGCCCCTGCGCGCAGGAGATAGGGCGCCCGGCACTAAAGCCGCTTGCGATGACGGTCACGGGGGCTCTCCGGCGTGGTCGTAGAAGTCGCCCAAGTAATTGCTCTGCACCTGCCCGGAGGACGGCGAGAGCGTCGGGGAGAGCGGACTGCCGGCCGCCAGCGGGACGATGTTCGATAGCAAGACCACTTCGCCGGCGGCGTTGAGCGTTAGCATCTGCACGACGGTGCTGGTCACTCGCGGGTAGCAGTCCAGCACGGCGCTGGCGGCAGGGGTGGTCACGACGCGCTGCATGCCGCCGCGAGTCGTCAACTGTCCCGGAACCGTCGTGACCAGATTGGTCTGCTCGACGGCCGCACCGGCAGGAATCGCATACGGGCTGGCGTTGGTGACCAGCCCAGCCCACAGTCCTTCGGCCATGACTACACCCCCGTGTCTGGGCCGCTGGGCGAGTAGTACCCAAGAGCGCGGGGTCCGCCAACGACAATGCCGTCCGTCCGGTGGCCGCTTAGTGGCGCGACCACATCCGCCTCAAATGCCATGCGCAGGTCGCGGGCGTAGACCGTCATGGCGCCCTCGACGTTCTTGCCGAGCATCTTCGCGGCCCACACTTCGGCGCAGGACAGGATGGCCGTAAACATCGTGTCGCTGGCATCCACATAGTCGGACACGACCGTCTTGGCATTGACCGGCGGCGTGCCAACGAGGCTCCCGGCCACGCCGACGATCTCCTCCGCAGTGAAGGGGTTGATGCCGGCCGGGCCCTCTGGGAACGCAGTGGCCGTGCCGTACCGCTTGACCAGACCGGTGGTCGTCAGCGATCCGTTGCGGCTGGCTTCCTCGTATCCCATGTACCGGAGCGGAGGCGGCTTGCGGCGATAGGTGTAGGTGAAGGTCACGGTCGTGTCGGGGGCACCGGCAATCTTGAGAACCCAGCGGTCGTACAGGGACGGATGCTTCATCACCGTCCAGAACAGCGGCGAGTTCAGCGTCGGCAGAACGACGTTCAGCCGCGTCCAGTCGGCGGGAGAGACGTACTCCACTCCGTGCAGGCTGGTCACCGGCGGAATGATGGAGTCCACGTTCCGCACATTGGCAGGCAGCGTGTAACTCTTGCCCGGTCCCGGCCCCGCATCCGGCGTCGTGAGCGTCCCGGTCGTGATGTGCCACTGCCAGTCCCTCGCACTGGTCACGTCCCGGTAGGCGTGGTGCGCGGCGGCACGAAGCAGGCGATGCTCGCTGTCCTGCGCTCCGCCACCGACGGAGTTCATCAGATACTCCATGATGTCCTGAGCGCAAAAATACATGCCCGTCCCTCGTTACGCCGGCGAACTCAGCCCTTCACGCTGACTCGGAACGTGACCGTCCCGGCGTCCGCGACGGCGACAATGAAAGGCGCACCGAACAGGGCGTCCGGAATCGGGTAGGCGTTGCCTGCCGACACGGTGGTGGTCACCGCCCCGCCGCTGTTGACGGGCACGGGCGTGCCTTCCGGGCCGAACGCAACGTGCCACGCCAGCGAGGCCGCTCCGCCGGTCACGCCGTCCACGACCAACACGCCGCCGGAGGCTGCGCCGAACGGCACCTTCGGGCTCGTGCTGGCGCTCGCAGTGGCGACAATCGAGCCGGTCACGGAACACAGTCGCTCAATCTTGTTGGGCATTACTTCTTCTTCCTTTTCCAGTGCGGAACGATTCGATCCTTGACCTTCTCGATGGCCTCGCCACGCTTGAGTTTCGGGTTGTTCTTCATCTCCTCGCGGACATGCTCGCGAAGGATGCGGGGGTTGATGTCCACCTCCTTCGGCGGAGCCTTCTGCGGCGGCACGTAGTCCACGATGCCATGCACCTCAAGATCGCGCTTCTTGGCGACCCGAACGATGTCGGCCGTGCTGTCCACCCACGCCTCTGGGTCGAGGTGCCCACGCTTGTCGGCAATCCCGCCCATGTAGAACTTGCCGGTCGTGTTGATGCCGGCGGCTCGGGCTTGGCCGATCAGCCAGTCGGCCTGCTTGCGGGGCAGGTTGTTGAGCCACTCGCCGGCCAGCCGGCCCTGCATGAACGCCCGGTCGGTGCCCCGCGTTCCAGGCGGCTGCTGGAGGGCACACATGGCGGCAAACTGGGGTGTCTGGCCGTCCTCCAGCATGCGCAGGTAGTGATCCTGCACGTCCCATGACGCAGCGGCGATTTCCGGAGGCAGTTCAGTTTCAGTGCGCATGGCGGCTATAGGTTCTTGTCCTACTGCGGCATCATCTCGGGCGGAACCTGCGGGGGCGGCTGGTCAGGCGGTGGAGGCTCGCCAGGAGGAACTGGGCCACCCTCGCCTTCCGGGCCTGCCGGCGGCATGGGGCCGCCAGGAGGGGCCGGCGGCGGTGGCGGAGGCGGCTGGGGAATGAGGTATGGCTTGGCGTCGATGTCCAGGCTGTCCGCCCAGTCGGAAACGAGGGCATTGAGCGGGTCCACCATCCCCATAGGCACGAGCCCTTGCAGGATCGGCCCCAGCGTCTGGAGGGCCGCCTGCATCTGCTCGACGCGGGTTGCCTTGTTCGGCTTGCGAGCCGAGCCAGCCTCGACCCGGTACTCAAACTCCCTCGCCACCGTCGCCGGGTCCATGCTGGAGACGTGCTGCGACCACGCCGCCGCACCTAGCGGGCCGACGATGGACTCCACGTCCTGCGGACGCAGCAGCCAGCGTGCGGCGAGCGCCTCGCGACGGGCGAGCAGACTCATGGCGTCCTCCAGCCGGTTCGCCATGTCGTCCGGGCGCACGCTCAGTTGCTCCGCCTTCACGTTGGCCTCTGTGGCACTCCGTATCTGGCTGGAGGTCATAGCGTAGGCCAGTTCCGTCAGGCCGACGCGCTTGTCGAACTGCTGCGCCACCGCCTCCACGATGCGCCACAGTTCCGGAGACACCTCCGGCAACTGGAACACGGAGATCAAGTCGTTCACGCTGCGACCCAGCGTCTCGCTGATCTCCACCACCTTGAAGCCCTTTTCCGACTGGGCCAGTATCTGGTCCTTGATGTCTTGGTCGGCCGCCTTGCTCACGCCCAGCAGCGTCTCGCAACTGGTGGCGACACGCTGGGCGATGAACGACATCGCGAAGTTCAAGAACCGCAGTTCCCCGATGCCCGGCTTGATGTGGCTGATCGGCCAGACGTAGCCCGGCTTGCGGTGGAAGTCGAGATGCACGAACGGCCAGCCGTTCGCCTCCGCCCAGAACGGGATCGGCCACTGCACGGCACGGAACAGGCCCGGCGGCACGCCCGTCGCATCGTCCACCGGCTCCTCCAGAGCCGACGGGGGCATGTTCAGCGGGAACGGGATGCCCTCGCACACGACGATGTAGCAGTTGTCGCCGACGGCATCGAACGCACCGACGAGTTCTTTGGGCGTGTCCTTGAGCCTGTCGCCCAGACCGGTCTTGCTCCAAATCTTCCAGTACGTCACCAGTTCGTTGGACTTGCCGACGCGGCGGCCCTTGTACTGCGAGTCGTCCTCGTTGAATATCTGGTCGGTGTCGCCGTCCAGAGGCTTTGCGCCGTCGATGTGCCCCTTGAGTTGCTCGCGGTCCAGGCCGTACTGGCGGGCAACAACGTCAATGGGGTGGACGCACCGGCGGGCGCACCAAGTGATGTCCTCGATCTCGGTGGCGTCCGGGTCCATCGTGAAGTTGTCCACGCTGTCGGCAAACGAGCCGACAACGCCGATGTCCGAGCCCGGCAGCGTGACCATCTCCGTCCACCACACGCCCATGCCCTTGATGATGGCCTCGTCCACGACGCGACGGCTGTGCGTCTTGAGGTCGAGTTCGTTGGGCGTGTAGTTGAGATACCGCTCCATGAGCAGGGCGGCGATCTTGCGGATTTCCGTCCGCTGCATCGTCTCCTGAGCGGCCTGCTGGTACGCCATCATGGACTGCGGGTCCATGACGCCCACCACCTCCGGCGATACGAACGGGTACTTGGCGTGCGTCACCGTCCGCACCGGGTTGCGGTGGTAGATGACGCTGCCAAACAACTTCACCGCCTCAAACACCCGGTTGACCTGCATGCGGAACGCAGGCGGGGCGATGGTGCGGTTGTAGCCGTACTCGTGGCGGGCGTAGGTGTCCTTCCAGAACCAGTTGTGTGGTCCGTCAAAGAACGACATCGCCTCACGCCCATCCTCCGTGAAGGGGCGCTTGTGCTTGAGTGACAGTTCGATCTTCTTGAGCCAGCCCGTTGCGATTGACCGCAGGGCATCTTCACCCGTTCTTGGTTCCACCGTTTTGCTTCCTTGCAATGGCAACCTGTTCCGTCAGGTTGGCGATCTGAGACATGAGCCCGTCCAGTTTCCGCAACTGGGCCGACTGCGGCGTGTACTCCCAGCAACCCCACTGCCGCCAATCCGAGTTCTCCTGCAAGCCGGGATCGTCCTTGTGCCGCACGGACGGCCGCTCCAGAAATCCGGTCGTAGGCGAGAAGGTCAGCACGCTGACGGTCAACACGCCCGGCCGCTCAACGATCCAGCCCAGCGTGGGGTCGTTGCAGTTGAGGGGGTCGTGATACCAGTACACGCTGTCGCCAATGCGGACAGACGGCGGGCTAAACGATTCGGCTTCCATACTTCGCTCCTGACTGTGGGCCTAAGAAGATGTAGTCGTCGGCTTCGGCGGACATGCGCTTCTTGCGCTTCCGCACCCACTCGACGTACCAGGGGTCGGGACCGACATCGACTTTAGGCTTGTGCCATCGAGGTCGATAGGCACAGAGGTACTCAAGACACTGGCAGGCGTGGACTTCCCCCCGCGTGTTGGGCTGGTCGGTCACGATGTAGGCACCCCCGACCAACTGGGTTTTGTGCTTGTACCGCTTGAGTTCCCGCTCCAAGTCGGGGACGGCCGACCTCAGCACCCGCAGCGTCGGGGTGCCGTTGGGGCGGATGTGGAGGTAGTTGCGGACGGCCGACATGCGGGCCTGCACGTCGTCGCAGCCGGCCAGGAAACTGTGCCCCGTCGTCTCTGAGGCCACCCCCTGAGCCTTGAGTTGCTCGGTGTACAGTTCCACCGGCAGACGCCCTGAGCCGATCTCGCGCAGCCGGCCGCCGTGCATGTCGATGATGAAGGCGTAGAAGTTCTGCCCCTTGCACTTCTCCTTCATCTTCTCGCCAAAGATGATGGCGTTGCAGTTGCGGATGTAGAGTTGGTCGTAGATCAGCAGCATGGACTCGTCGGGCGGTACGGCCGCGAACAGGACCGACGTGACGGCGTGTCCAGGGTCAATGGCGGCGTACCGGCACCAGTCGTCCGGGACGGTCAGGTTCTCCAGTTCCGTCCGGTCGTGTCCGTGAATGTGCATGGAGAACGTGGGGTAGCACAGGATCGAGTCGCTGATGAACTCGCCCTCGCTGCGCATCCGCAGCACGTCGTCGCCCATCGCCGCCCAGCCCTCGATACGCTTCCGCTTCTCGTCGTCCGGGATGTGGGGATTGTCCAGAAAGCGCAGTTGGAACTTGACGATGGTGGGGTTTTCGACGCCCTCCTCCGCCAACTTGTCCGCCCGCTCCGCAAGCGACTGGAGCGAGTCGTTCTTGCTGTGCGGCATGGCGGACCACGCAAACACGCCGCGACGGTCAGAGAGGCGGGCCTGCATTTCGGGCACCCACGCATCTCCGTTGTTTACGTCCTCGTCGATGTGGACCCTGTTCGCCTGCCAGCCCTGCGGTGGCTCTCCTTCCGACGAGAAGAAGTAGATTTGCCAGCCGTTCGTCAGGGTGCAGGACTGGATGTAGCGGGCGGACTTGAGAATCCACGACTTCTTCGCCACCATGCGCGGCGGGATCAGCGGCGGGGCGGGCTTGGCCTCACGCTCGCGGGCCGCATCAGTGGCCGGGTTGTAGGCCCGCCATTCGCCGGTCTGCTCGTCCTTGATGATCTTGAACGCCCCAGCCATGAACAGCATGGGGTAGACCACGAGGCCGATGTGCTTCCAATCCTTGCCGACGATGGCGAGGATGCCGTCCTTCTCGGGGTACTTCCCGTGCGGGTCTTTGCCGCAGACGGCTCTGGCGTCTTCCACGAACGTGCAGAGCGACTTGCCGGAGCGGTTGCCGCCAAGCACCAGCATCTCACTCGCCCGGCACTGGTGGACTTCCTCCTGCTTGGGCGTCGGCTGGTACAGCCGCAGGGCCTCGATCCGCCGGCTCGCCAACTCCGCCTGCATCTCCTTGAGTTCGTTCTGCTGGAACGACCCCAATCGCTTGACGGACGGCAGCGGCGAAATCGCTGGGGGTTTGCGGCGTGACTTCGACATTGAGGAACCCTCCACCAATACTCATGGCAATGCGGCTAAGGCGCTGATCCAGTTCGGACTCCAACTCCTCGTCAGACCACTGAGTCAGGGGCTTCTTGGCCCCGCCCAGTTCGGTGTTCTTCGTGACAAGGCGGACGATGCCCTCCAGCAACTTGGTGCGGTGCGAGCCGCCAGGAGGGGCGTCGAAATACTGCTTGACCATCATGGCGGCGAACCCGTTGGACCCGCCGAAATACTCCATCAGCCGCTCCAGCAGTTCGCTGGAGTGCGGGATGTTCTCCCCGCCCCTGCCGGCCGCCTGCGTGAAGGCGTTGAGGGCACCGTCCTCGATGGCCTTCATGTCCCGCTTCTTCTGCTTCAACTTCTTGCCGCGATTTACGCGGGCCCGGCAGGCAACGCAGCGGGCGTCCCACGACCCGTCCTTCTTGACGCGGAAGTGGTTCTTGGACAGGGGGAAAGACTGGCCGCAGTCGGTGCAGGTCTTGTCGCTCATCGCTGCTCCAGTCGGGACGCGAGCGGCGACAGGCGGATGCCGGATTCCTCCGGATCGAACACAACAAGTTCGGCGTCCGGATGGTCGCCGAGATGCACTCGCACACCTTGCACGCCCTTGTCCATTAGCGCATCCCGAAACGCCTGCGAATAGCCTCGCTCATCTTCGATCCAGCGCGCATCGCCTCCGGCCAACTCGTGAGCGCGTTTTGCCAGCGGGTCGTAGGCGGACTTGTGATAGTCCGTCCAGACTTCGGCCCACTTGATGTCTGGCATCGGGGACGCATACAGGTTCTTGCCCCAGCGCGCGGCATACGATGGGTAAGTGGTCCCGTACATTCCGCGCCCGAACCACCCGGAGTCCCTCCTGCCAGGAACGAACGGCCCCTCAATCGCAGCGCTGTCCGAGCCGTGCAGGAACATCATCTCCGGCATCCGCTTGTCATATTTTGGGAGCCACACAGACCCTGACTGCGGCGGGCTGGCCTGACGCACCTGCGCCGCTAACTCCGCGACTTTGTTCGCCCTCCCGAGCCGGTGTAGCGCCATAGCGGCAGGCGTCGGCATGCGTCACCTGTCAGCCTGTGGCACCGACGAGATCATGGGTGCCATCCCGTCCTTCGGGGCCGGCACGCTGCCTGCGCCCACCTCACGCTTCACCTTGAAGTCCTCCAACTCCGGGAAGTCCAGCAGCCCGGCCTTCTGCAACTGGGCCATGATCGCCTGCCGGTCAGGCTGGTCGAACTGGCCCATCGGATTAGGGTCGTTGGAGAGTGGCATTGAAGAAACTCCTGCCCATCAAAAAAGAAGGCCGCAGGGGGGCGTCCCTTCCCTCCTGCGGCCAAACGTCGCGACGTTGATAGCGAGACTCAGGAACCAGCGTCCGTCTTGACGAGGATGCGGCCGGAGGTCGTGGCGCTCGTCTCGATGGCGTAGCCCAGCAGCGGGTTCGTGGACTTGGCCGCCGCCGAGCCAGCCGTAGCGGACAGGCCATAGGCCGCGCCCGCCGACACGCTGGTCGAGGTCTTCGTCACCGTCGAGGGGCCGCCCACCACGAGCCAGAACACCTCGTTGTTGGCAACGCCAGCAGCGGGGAGGTACTCGTCCACGATGCCCATGAGCAGCGTCGAGGTCGTGGCCGCACCGTCCACCTCCGTGAGGATGGCCGCGTCCTTGAACTTGGCGACCGCACCCGGAAGCAGAGCGCTGCCGCTCGTGTTCTTCACGGCGATGCACTCGACCGTGTGGTTGCTCTTGAGAGCGCCGGTCTTCGGGTCTTCGTCGCGGAACACCTTGCGGGTGCCCACAACCGTCGAGCCGTCGCCGTTCTCGGCCTCGTACATCGTCACGGTGACGCCAAGCGTCTGGCCGCGAGCGAATCCGGGATCAGCAGTCAGCGTACTCATCTGCGAGAACTCTCCTTCTGGTGGCTGTTGAGGACTAGGCGAGGGCCGCGAACTTCACAAAGTTGCGCGGGCTTTTCATCTTGATGTTTGCCAAGACACTGACGGCGTACCGGTACGCGGAAAGTTCCTCGTTGTAGAACGGTCCCTCCGCTTCCAGAAGGTTGCCAGTCATCACCTTCATCTCCATGTTGCCGATGGAGAGGGCGTAGCCGACGCCCGGCGGAACGGCATAGTCGCTCGCCGTCTCGATGCCGTCGATCTCGACCACATCGCCGAAGCCGTAGGACCGCAGCCCGTTGGTCTTCGACACGATGGCCCGCTCGCGGCTGTCCAGCCGGTTGAGGAACTGGATGTAGAGCGTGCGGTCGAGAAGGATCATGTCGATCTGGTTCTCGCGAGTGTCGTTCCGCTTCGCATGGTTGACCGACTCGCGGATCGCCTCGATGCACTGATCCTTCCACGTCGCCGTCGCACCGCCGAAGGCCGTGCTGGTGTAGTTGCAGACGATGGGCGACCAGAAGTCATACTCCGGGTCGGCCGGAACGCGCGGCCACGAGCCGGTCGCCAACTGCGAGCCGGCGTACTGGCCCAGACCGGTCTTGAGGCCGGCGTACTCGTCGTTCGGGAACCCGAAGGGGTCGGCGGCATTCGCCGTCCGCTGGGCACCGGTGGCGACGTTGATCGTCCCGTTCACGGCGAACATGGACTCCAGGCCATGCCACCGGTTCTCGTTACCGCTGGCATAACCGTCGATGAACACCTCCCTGGCGAGATGCTCCTGCATCGACTCCGTGAGCCGGTTCGTCATCTTCCCGGCCACGTCGATCAGTTGGGCCTGACCGCGATTCTCCAGCATCTCCCGCTTGCTGATCTGATCGGTGACCGAATAGCCCCGATACGGGAGGTTGGCTCGCTGCCAGAGCGCGTGGCGTGCGAAGACTCGCGGCGACTCGCCCGTGTAAGTGGACACGGGGATGTTGCGGTAACGAACCTGCCAGTCGAAGCCGCGCCCGCCCTGATTCATGGCGACGTTGCCGTTCGCCTGGAGGGCGGCGAAGACCTTGAACTTGCGGAAGGTCGTCTGCTCCTCTTCCTTCAAATGAAGGGTCAGAGTCGTGCCAATAGAACGGGCCCAGTCAACGCTCGACGCCATGTCGCGTTACCCTTTCAGTTGATGCCGTCTCGTGCCAGTTGGCGAGCGAGACGCTGTTCAAAGGTCAGAGGTGCTTGCGGTGTTCTCGGGTCGCTTGACCCCGCAGCCCTACTCGGATTGCGAGACGCTTCCCTTCTAAGAAACTCTATGTCCTTTTGGGCCTGAGTTGCGGCATCGGCAGCAGGCGCAGGAGCCGCAGGAGCCGCAGCGGCAGGTGCAGTTTGCTGCGGTAAACCAGCCTCAAACGCACTTCGCTGTGCGTTCTGCGACTGCATGCCACGCAGCGAATCGAGCAAATCACGCTCGATCATTTTCGTGGCGTATTCCCACCGCGCTTCGGGGCTGTGGATGCCCAACTGAGCCGCCTGCTCGATGTACTGCTGGGCCGCCAAGCCCTCCTTCGTCGGCGTCTTGCCGTCCGCCTCGTACAGCCAGTCCGCGTTCTCCTTCTCAAGCCCGGAGACGTACTGGTGCTGCTGCATCTCCGCGAACTGGGACTGCACGATCTGGGCCGCCTGCTGCTGGGCGATCTCTTGGATCATCGGCCCCAGCGCCTCCTCCGGATTGGTGAGGAACTTCTGGGCGAAGTCGGCCTTGTACTTCTGGTACTCGTACAGGGAGTGCTTCGCGTCCAGCGGCGCGTCGGCTGAGATCACCTCCCGGCCGTTCTCGTCGCGGACGAGGTACTGCTTGTAGGACTCGCGGACCTCCGGCGGGTTCCACCACCGCCTCACCGCCTCTGCGGCCGTCGTCTTCTGGACAGGCTGCTGGGGGGCGGGCTGCTCTCGCTGGGAGGCGAGCCATCGCTCAAAGGGCTCTCGGTTCTGGAGGTACTGCTGGGCGTATGGGATGTACTGCTGGTACTGCTGGAGGGCTTGAGTTGCGGCTTTCTCCCGCTCCATTGAGGCATATAGGCGACGAGCAATCGCCAAGTCGTCCTGCCCCTGGAACTCATCGAGATTCTTGAAGGCGTCCCAGACCGACTGCTGCGGAGCCTGTTCAGCAGCCGCCGCAGGTGCAGTTTCCGGCGTCGAGGGAACACTGGCGGCGCTTTCGGTCGAGGTGTCTGGCGTGGAATCTACGGTTTCGTCAACGACTGCGGCTTCGTCGCTCATGGCATGCCTACTGCTTATTGGACGAGTTCATCCTCCACTGCGGACGCGGGTGGAGGTCGCTGCCGGGCGGCGGGAGAGCGCCCGTAGCGACGAGCCGGTTGTATGCCTCGTTGTCCGCTCTCGATACTCCGTCGTCGTCCTTCAATCGCCCATACAGGTCGCCGGCGGCTTGGTTCGCCTGCGCTACCTGACTGTCCGACTTGTAGACCGCAGGCTCGTGCCCGCCCACGAGGAAGCCCTTCCAGTCCCGGCCCGGCATGCCGCCGAACCCCGTCAGCGCTGCGCCGACACCGGCCTCCGACGCGAACTCCATGCCGGCATCCTTGCCGGCCTGCTTGGCAACTCCGCTGACAATCGGGCGCTGCCATCCCGACCCGGCGATCCGGCCCGCCTGCGACAGTGCCCGAGAAATCATCGGCATCTTGGCGAACGCCCCTGCCGCCGGGATCAGCACGGTGGGGTCCACCATCGTTATCGCGAGGTCGCCAGCGTCAGTAAGCCAGCCGGGAGGCACAAATCCCGCAGTCCGCTTCCAACGTTCGTCCGCCATCGGCACCGACGCATCAACCACCTCCTGCTGGAGTTCCGCAATCCGTCGAGCGATGTCCTTTTCGGTCGCACCGGCCGGCAGGTCCGCTATGGGGTGCGGCGAGGTGATCCGGTAGCGATTGTTCGCAAGACGGTTGGCCTGCGCTCGCTGCCACGACTGCCCGGAGGTGGTCGTCTCGCCGCTGCCCTCCAGCCGGATGTGATTTGGAACAGTCTCGGAGGCCGCCATGTAGTTTCCGAGCGGCACGTCGGGGCTGGAGGTGTTGTCCAACGCCGCGTTCGCCACCGTGTCGAATCGCTGGTAGCCATTGACGACGGAGGCCGGGTTGAGCCCGCCAGCGCCAGAAAGCCGCTCCCCCCTGTTGCTGTCGTAAGCACGAATGGAGTTGGCGTCGAGCATTCGGCGAGGCGTTCGCAGAGTCTCCGACGCTTGCTGCGACCCCAGTTCGCTTTGCAGGAAGTCGATGTCACGCCCGAAGTTCTGCATGTACTGGTAAGAGCGTGGGTCGAGCAGGTGCGTGGACTCATTCCACCGCTTGCTCACCTCCGCAGGCGTCTTGCCCTGCCGGGCGTACTCCTCGCGGGCGCTGGCCCGCTCCTCCGGGTTGGCCCACGCCGAAGGGCGGCCACCGTCCACGCCCAGCGCCGTCCGCATCTGGGCCCGCTGCTCGATCTGCTGAATGGCCCCGTCCAGCGGCGTGTCGGGCTTGATCTTGTGGCGGCGGTAGACCTCCGCGCGGATGGCGTCTGCCCGCTTCATGCCGAGCGCGCCCTTGCGGGCCTCCGGGTCGGGCCTGGAGGACAGGAAGTCGCCGATCTCGTCTTCGGTCATCGCCATATCACCGCTGCTCCGCGAGGCCAGAAAGAACGCCGGGCTGCTGGGATGCGGCGGCACCTCCGGCAATGGCTGTCGGCAGCATCAAGGACTGGAGGACGTTGCGGGCACTGCGGAATCGCACGTCCAGCGGAGCGAGGTCGGCTCGCCGCAGCACCCTTGCGCCCGCAGGAGTGAATGCGGTCGAAAGCCCAGTCTCGTCGCTCACGAGCGTGCCTTTCGCGCCGGCGGCCATCAGCGGCTCCGTGTAGACCTTGCGATGCTCGGCCGCGTCGAAACTCGGATACGTCCCGCCGCCCAGTGACTTCGTTTCGGATTCTGGCGACACCCTCTCCAGCCGCTTCAGCGCATGCTCTCGCCAGTCGTGCCAGTCTTCCAAGTCGCCGGCCGGGTTGAGGTTCTCGGCCAAGTGAGATTTCCGCAGCCAGATGCGCTGCCGCTCTGGGGACTCCGGATACTTGGCTTTCAGCGCAGCCGCCTGCCGCTGCTTGAAGGCGTCGTATGCCTCCGGCGGCATCCGGTCGATCCCCGCGATCCCGGAATTGGGGCCGAGCAACGGGTATAGCGTGATTTCGTCGCGCGGCACCTGCACGCCGAGCCGCGCGTAGTCAGGGTTGTGGCTTGTGTAGACAAGCCCTTCGCTCTTGGGCTGCAAGTTGACGAACTTCATGCCGCCCTTGTCGAACCGTCTCTTGTTCGACTGCGACAGCGCGGCGCCAGTAAAGCCCTTCATCTCCTTTTTGAGCGGCGAGTCCCAGCGATACCAGACGGCATTGGGGTCCAAGTCCATCGCCGCAGCACGGTCTGCGCGCGAAGCAGCGTCCATCCGCAAGTCTCCGGACGCGATGGCGTCCAGCGTTCGCTGATCCACGCCGTGAGCGGACAGGTAGTCGAGATACTCTTGCGTCCTTTGGGCGACGACTTGGCGGCGTTCGGCCAACGTCTGGCCTTTCGTCTGCAAGCGCAGGTCGTGGGGCATGTCCTCCGCAGACCACTTCTTGTGCCACCTGCTCTCTGGGCCTATGGAGTCGTCGGCCAAGTAGCCGCCGAGCCGCCTCTCAAGGTCGGCGACGGCGTTGGCCACGCCCTTGCGATGCTCTGGCGACTGCGCCAGTTCGCGCAGTTTAGAGACGTATTCGCGGATGCCCATTTCGGGCGGTCGCTCGTAGTATTCCTGCGGCGGGCGAAATTGCGGCGTCGGCTTGGGGCCCGAAGACGACCACAGCGCGCCATCCGGCAAGTCCCAGCCGCCAACGCCGCCGCCTGCGGCGAGCAGTTCGGATTGCAGTGATCCCTCGCCGGCCGTCTTTTTCAGCGGCTCATCGGTGTCGCTAGACAGCCACGAGTCGATGTCTTCGACCGTCGCGCCGGAAAGCAGGTCGTCTGCCGGCTGGGCGTAGGCAGCAGCGGCGTCCTTCTGCTTGTGGTAGTCGGCCAGTTCGCTGATGTGGATGAGGTCGGAGCCCTTGTCCGCCGCCTTCAACGCCTTCGGTGGCTGTGGGTTGTCCGCTGCCACCGCCTCTTCCCACATTTGGTCAATGGACTTGGGAGGCGTTCCTACTGGAAGGCCCGAGCCAGTCACAGGGGCGATAGTCGGCGCACTGGGGATCGGCGCCTGCGCGGCCTTCTTCGCGGCCTGCAAGGCAGCGATCTTCTTGGCGTGCAGGGCGAGTTGAGACGGTGATGCCATAGAAATCCCTCACGGGATTTATGGCCCCCTACTTGGCCAGCAGGTACAGCCCCACGTTGGAAAAGGCGTACCCCAGATAGGCGACCCCCATGCCGGGATTGCCGCGCCAGAACTGCTCTACGGAGACGTAGGCGTAGATCACGCCGGTCACTGCGATCAGCCAGCCGCTCATTTTGTGCGCTCCAGTAGAGCCCGCAGCGTGCTGGCCTCTGCGGACGGCGAGACGAATCCGATCAGCCTGTCAATCGCCGCCCGCTCGTCGGCCGTCAGCAGGCCCGAAGCCTCCTCCTGCAATTCCTGCATCTCGCGCCACATCCGTCGCTCTCTGGGCGTGCAGTCGCAGTTCATCGGCTTCTGGTCGCAGATAGGGCATGGCATTGGCTTGTCCTCATAACACTGGCTTGTTGCTGTTTCTCGGCCTACAACCGCACTCGCCGCAGAATTAGGCTGCCGGTTGGCGGCCTAATTCTTGTTCTGTGGACTACTTGCCGTCTGTTGGCGGTGCCGGGAACGGCATCCACGCCACCGGGTCGGCTACAACGTTGTCCCCGTCAGCGAATCGCGGCCCGTTCTCGTCCTCCACCCAAAACGTTGCTGGCGTAACGCCCAGCCTCTTCAGCCGTGTCCACTTGTGACGGGCGTTTGACCAATCGTAGCGACGGTGAGCGACGAGGACTCGCTCGCCCCATTTTGGAAGTTTCTTGATAACGCTGATCCACTTCATCGGTTCATTCCATACGCCACAGAACCACGCGATGCAGCGGACGAGCCGCCGCTTATCCTGTGCGTCACGCCACACCCCTCGGCTGACACACACCTGCCCGCCACTTCGACACCTTGCTGTGCGTGTTGCACGGTGCCTCGGCCCGTCGCTCGGCCAAGTGCTTTTCCTTCAGCTCGGCTTTCAGTCGCTCGATCTCTTCTGGCGTTGGGTCAACGATGGGCGGCTGCGGTTTTGGTCGTTTTGGCAATCCGTACTTCTTGGCCCACTTGCAGACCGTGTTGACCGAGACGCCAAAGCGTTTTCCCATCGCCTCGCACGTCTCGCCCGCCACCCACATCTGGTGCAAGATCAACGCTCGCTTGTTTTCCATGCTCAGCCCTCCGCAGCCAGGGGCATGATGACGCCGACGTAGGGGCCGCACTTCAGCAGCACCCGGCTCTGCGAATCCGTGGCGTACACGTCGACCTGCGGCTCTTCGTCAGCCGGCAGGTGCTTCAGGAAGTCAGCCACGAACTTCGGGTCCAACTTCGTGCCCGACGTGGTGCCGG